TTTTCTTCTTGAATCGTGGTTTTATCCACCTTTATAGCCTTGTTTTCTTTCTTATCGATTTTAAGGCTCTGTAAGCGCTTACGCTCCTTAATGTGTCTCTTTATATGGATTGCCTTTAGTTTGTGCTTGTAATCGCCTCTAATAGCTTCTAAAGGTGTAACTTGATGGTTTACTAATGTGTCAAAAATATAAGCTATTTCTTCGGTTGTTTCAATATCGCTTGAATCGGTAGCCAATTCTACCTTTTGAACAATAGTTACAACGGAATCCACCTTTGTAGTTTCTACCAGCTTTTTAGACTTGCAAGAAGAAGATAGTAAAATTACTACCATTAAAACAATTATGCTTTTGGACTCCATAATTTAATAAGTTTCTTTTGTCTTTCTAAACGGCAGTCTGCCTTGCATTTTGAGCAATATACTTTAGTGCCTGAAGATATGTATTCAGCTTTACAGCACTCGGAAATAGTCAAAGGGTTTACCTGCTCTATTTCTATTGTAGCTTCTTCGTTTAAGAATTCGCTTATTTCTTTTGATTTCTTTGCCATAATTTAAAGATATATTATTATCCTTTCGCAAATTTAACCAAAATAAAGTAATTATCCTACTTACCGCTTTCATAATCAATATCTCTTTGTAAGCATTCGATAGCTTTCTTTAGGTCTTGGACCAAAGCATCCTTTTTTCCTGCTCTTAAAATATACTTAATTGCGTTACCTTTCATAAAGGATAAATTGTAAGCGTTGGCTATATCAATTACATCCACAGGTACTCCTTTAATTTCTACTTTGTAGTATTTAGGCTTTGTAACTATATCAGCTATATCAGACCCAGTTAATTCAATAGGTTTAAATTGATATTTAATGGTGCAATTAGTACATACTTCTGTACATTCACAATTCTCTAAATGGTTAATTTCTTCGATACTTTTCATTTTGTTTTTCTTTTAGTTTTTCTTTATTGGTTTCGTTTATTAATTCTCTTCTAATAATTTCTATTTCTTTGTATAATTCTTTTAGTCTTTCTACTAATATCTCACTCTTCGTCTTGTTCATAATCTAAAAAATCTAACCTGGTGTCTATCATTTTAATTAACCTTGCCTGTGTTAAGGTCTTATAACTTGGGAATAAAAGTAGTGATTTCTCTTCTAATTCAAAAAGAAAATAGACAAAGAATTTTAGTTCTTCTAAAATCTCGCCATCAGTCATATCAAAAACTTCTTCTTCCTTATTCTCCATATAAAACACCGTTATAAACACATTTATAATCTATTATTGCGTGCGGTTGAGCAAAGAATAAAACCTTGTCGCCATCTATTTTAAATGTAACTTCTAAAAAGCCTTGACACCAATCCGCTATTTTACCGGTAGGTAAATATTCTACTGCTTCCATTAACCTTGTACATCCTACTTCAAACCAAGCGTTAATATTATGTCTATTACGAATGTATCGCATTCCTAATCTGTGACTGTGTCCTGTGCATCCGGATCCCCAATATTCGATAATATTCTTCTCGCTTGCGTTCTTTGTTAAAGATAAACCGTGAGTAATATCGAAAATATCAAAGTAATTAAACACATCAGTAGGGTCGTAAACCATATCGTTCTCCGCCAAGTGTAGCATCTCTTCAAACTTGGTACTTTCAAAATGTTTATAAAGAATAGCTAATCTTGCTAATTGACCTTTAGATAATAAAAATGGCTTTGTAACTCTTTCACAATGATTGCCAGTTCTAATACGAATCTTTGCATCTGTTGAAAGTCTTAAAGGCTTTAGAATTTGTTCTTCGGTGTATCTAAACTCCTCTACCTCGTTGTAGCCTTTTAAGATACCTTCCATAAAAAGTTTATTGGTATGTTTAGAAACAAAAGGTAAATCTACTATATCGCCATTAATACAGACTTCATCAAACTTATTATGTTGTAGGATATTGTTAATAACTCGCAAACATTTAAGGTCAGCTAACCAACCGTGAGGGTCAGAAAATACAAATAGTTTATAAGTTCTTTTGTCCGTTAGCTTTTTTAACTGATATTGGTTATATTCAGTTTCTGATAGTCTTGGTCTGTACATATTAGTTTTTTTTCTCGAAATTACTAATTATTTTAGCAAATGCAATTATCTTTTATTCAAAGGCTTACGATTTATAGTAGTCATATAACCACCCAAAGCTATTAAAGCCGATAGGAATAGCTTAATACAAGTATTTATAGACCAAATAAAATTATCCCAGTCAATAGTTACCCAAGCATTTGCAATAGCTACAATCGCTCCAAATACAGTTGAAAGTGTGTTACGCAATTTTAGCATATTCGTTGTATTCAGCTAATCTTCTATTTAATAAACCTTTATTTACTACACCTCCTGCTTTAGTCCACATCAAGAAACCAACTTTAATTTTTTCAATAGTTTGACCACCGTTGATAAACTTAACCAAAGAAGACTTTGCAAACGCTCCACAACCTATATTATAACAAAGACAAAATAAAGCATCAAACTCATTTTGTTTTAATGGTCTTAATACATATTTAGAAACGCAATTAGCGTACTGCGCAGAAGTGTCTACAAACAATTTAAACGCTTCATCTTTACTTGCTAATTTATCGCCTTTTTTTACAGGTTGTCCGTTAGCGTATTTAGTCGAACCTATACCAATAGTCCATACTAAAGCACTGCACTGGTAAGCATCTAATTTAACACCTTCTAATTGTGCTAATAATTTTAAACCTTCGTTACTGATTTGCATCTCTTTTTTCCTTTAACATTTCTATAAATGAATCTCTTTGTTGCATTAAATACTGCTCCCTTGCAATAAATCTTGTTCTTTCATCTTCTACTATTTTATCAATATACAGTTGTTTTTGGTTTACCAAAGTTGTATACCGTTCTAATTGCTCGTTAAATATCATATTTTGATAATATAACCCAGCTATCATTAAAATAATTGTAAAGGACTGCTCCTTTAACTTGCTTAAAAAAGTTGTTTGCATATTTTCGCCTTCTTCTATTTGTGCCATAAATAGTCCTTAATAAAAGTTATACCTGTTATCGTAAGTATAAAAGCACCTATTCTAACCGCCCAATTAATACCAGTGTTATAATCCCTTACTTCTTGTACTTTAGTTTCCGTTTCAAGTAAAGTTTCTTCGATTGTTTCTAATCGTTGTAAGATTCCATTCCTATTTAGCTTTGAGCCTGTGATAGCTTGGCTAATCATTTCCACACTTATTGACAAAGCCTTAAGCTGGTCGTTTATTTCTTTTAACTCATTCATTACTCTGCTTCTTGTATATTTGTTGTTGTACTACCTGGCTGACCTTGACCTGCGCCCATATCATCTTCAGTAGTATTCCAAGACCTAAAATCATTTTCTTCTCTATCAGTTTGGCTTTGGTGTAATGTAATATTAGTTTTGTTATTAACATAATCAAAAGATGCCTCGTGCATAAAGTGTAATCCTTGTGCTAAAGCAATATTAAATACTTGACCAAAGTTTATATTCTTACCGTAAACATTACCTGTAAATTTCTGCCAAGTAGTTTGATAAAAAGATAAAATTGAACGAGTGATACATTCTTGTAATGGTCTTGCAGGATTTAAAACTCCTGCTTCTTCCCACCTTCTTAGCCATTTTGTTGAACTTTGAATAAGGTTATATTCAGGCTCTGTATATCCAATAAAATCTTCAATTACTTGAGATTCGTAAATATCAACAATACCACCGTGATATTGACCTTTATCTATATTGTAAGTATTTGTAAATGGTCTTAATAAAGGAAATTCATTAGTAACATTTGTAGCATTATAAATAAAACCTTTTGTATTTTGGTAATCTTTAGGAATAATACTTATTTTAATGTCATCAATATAAGTTGTATGTACAGTATCATCATTACTGCTTCTTTGATGTCTTATAATAAAAGTACCCCAATTATTCATTACATAACCTGTATCTAAAGAATTTTGGTCGAATTTAGAATAGCATTTATATTTTTGCCAATTTTGTTCAACGCTCATCGGAACAGACATATAAAGACCACCATCCCAAATTAGGCTTGAGCCTTCATTACCAAATACCCCATCCGTATTTAAATATCTTATATTTGAATTATTTGGATCTCCGTCAAGTGATTTAGCAAAAGCTAACATAATATTATCTCCAGGTTCGTGTGAACCATCAAAAAATACATTACATTCTACCTTAACTGCAAAATAATTAATAAAAGTATTGGCATTTGAAATCCTAAATAAATTATATAAACCAATAGTATTAAAAATAGGACCAGATTTTAAACCATTTGCTAAAACTGCAAAAATCTTTTCATCATAAGGTCTATTTTCTCCTGAAACATTTAAGAAATTAGGAGTTAATGAAGCAGCTGGAACTACAGTATCCCAATTTGTTGGAATAGTAGTTATGCTTGCGTAATCCTTAAAAAACCCGTAGTTATTAAGTAAGTTTCTTTCGTAGTAAGGGTATTTAAATTGAACATTTGTCAATCGTTTATTTAGACTAACTAATTGATTTGTATCTGACCATTTAACATTTCCTGTATTTCCAATAGATGAATAAAAACTAAAAGTATAACCAGTTAAATAAGTACCATCAATATTATATTTTAAACCATTTTGAAACTTTTGTTTTACTGATACATTATCTAATAAAAGATAACCTGTTGTATCATCATTATTATTAAAGAAATTTATTTCAAATGAACCTGCACTTGCAGTATAAAGAAATTCATAATAAACCCAGTCGTCAGTAGTTCCTTGACTAAATACTTCAACACCATCTATTTCAATTCTTGTAACCGCTTTTGGAGAACTTCCTGTATCAAAATTCTTTGCCCAAAAAGAAACAATATATTGAGCAGCTAAAAAAGATAAAGTTTGTCTTACTTGAGAAGAATTATCCCCAAATATTTTAGGACACTGACTGCCATTTAAACCACCAGTAGGGGAATTAATAACATCACCATCAACTATCCAATATACATAAGTATCAGGTGAAGGACCACTTTGACTAAAATCACCGTTACCAACTAATTGGTTTACGGCTACATCATTAACACCTACAATATACCAAGTAGCATCTTTATTAGATTGATATAACATACAACCTAAAGATTCCATTAATGAAGTTAAAAGAAAATAGCAATTCTTTGGTTCAAAGGTAGACCAATCTACTGAAGAGTATTCTGATAATTTTAAATTTACTGTATTATAAAGAACATCATTAATTTTAAATTGACTATAAAAAGCAACATCTAAATCGCTTCCAGTCTTTTTTAATAACCTACAAACAAAACTACTAATACTTATACCTACATCAACATTTGTATCATCATATAAAGCGTAATAATCTTCTCTTGTATATTTAATATCTTTTAATACTGCTAAGTTATCAGTAGCAGTTAATTGAAGATAGTATTGCTCCTGCCATTC